GAATAGCGTTCAGCGGTGATGCGATGTAGTCGTAGTTCTTAGCCTCGTTCATCTGAATGATGAAGCCAGCCTTTGACCCTACTACCGCAGCCTTAGTGACGTTGGTCACATGCTTCGGCATATTGATAGCGTTGGTCAGGCTCTTGAGTCGGTATAGCTTACCCATCGCCTCACGCACGTCAAGGCTGAATCGTGACTGCGCCCGTATCTGAATCATTGACCACAGGTCAAGGTAGGTCTTCTCCTCTTCGTTGGTGAGGCTCACCATCTGCTTGAGGCTTATGCCTGGCAGGTCGTTGATATAGAAACCCGAGGCGGGTGCGGACGAGCCGCACCCTCTCAAGCCAATATAGTCAGTTAGGCAGTTCATGCTTAGCTGTTAGTGATTGCGTAGCGGAGTGAACCGTTAGAACCAGCGAGAACGTCAGCACCATCATACGCGTCGGTAGGCGTGGTGAACAGGCCGTAGCGCTTCTTGATGAGCAGCAGGTAGCCGCGTGCAGAAGTCACGTTGTCGGCGTTGATGTAGCCGTTGGTGATGTTAGCACCCAAGTCCTCGGGGCAATCAACGTACTTCACTTGCAAGTCGAACTGGATGTTTCCGAGTCCGTTCGGTGTCCAGCACTGAGTGCGTGGGTCAACGATTGAAGTGAAGAACGAAGAGCCGCGCTGACCTGCGAATGAGCCTACGTTGTCGAAACGCTCTACCAGGTGAACGCTACCGGGAGCGAACATACCTACGTGCTGAGCGCCCCAGGTAGAACCAGTCTGACCGGAAGCGTAGAAGTTGAAGTCGGAAGCCAAGGCATCAGGATTGAAGCCAGTTGCAGGTGACAAGCCACCGCGCTGCTTCTGGATGCTGTAAGCGTGCATGAGTGAGCCGAGCGCACCTACGAACACAGGCGTGTCGCAGAACTCGTTTGCCTGTGCGTCAGTCAAGAGCTTAGTCAAGCCAGTGCCGAGGTCATTCAGGTTTCCGTCCTGCTCGATGTTCACGGTCACGGCAGTAGCTGTTCCGGTAGCCTTGTGCTTACCAAAGCTAGAAGCCATGCTGGTGGTCAGCACGTTCTCCATCTTCTGGTAAATTCCGTTCATTGCGTTCAGGATGCCGCGCAGGTGCTCGGTCATGATTTGAGTCGCAGGCTGACCGATTGCTACTGTGCGGGAAGCTTCCTCGCAATACCTCCGAATGGTATCGTCAGGTATCCAAATTCCCACTTGAGCCACATTATTGACAGATACTGTCGTCTCTTTGTAAGCGGGGATTACGTCAACGGCGCAAGTGTCGGTAGTAGATACCTGAGACACGGTAGTCCTAGGCATGTACTTGACGTTCACGTCACGGTAGTGACCTTCACGGTAGCCGTCTTGAATGGTTGAAGGGCGGTCAGGTGAAGTGACCAACATGTTTAAGAAGCCCGGGATGGTTACCTTTTGGCCGGGGTAATTCTGCCCTGCGATGCTATCAAGGTGAAGCAAGAGGGCTTCGCAATATCCATTTGCCATGATTTATGGTGGATTTGAATTGTTAGAAGCTGGTTGCCACATGTAGTGGCGGTGTATTGGCTTGCGCCCTCTTGTTGGTGCCTTGCGGCCGTATCGTTACTTCGCATCAGATTAGTGATGATCCCGCCTTAAAGTCGGCGAGTGCCTTGCTGGTCTGCGATTTGGCCGCAGGTGCAGCAGGCTTTGCGGGCATCGGTGTACCTACGGCTGCAGCGGTAGTGGTGACTACCCCTGGCGCTTTGTTGACCTTGAGTAGCTTCGCTTCAGCCAACACGCTATCCGTGAAACTACGCATATCAATGCTCTTATTGTCAATCGTGAAAGGCAAGTCAGGCGCTTCGGCGTTGACGAGCTTGATGCCGTCCTCGGTGTAGAGGTACTTGCCGCCTTTCTCCCTGAGTTTCTTCTCCCAAAGATTGCGAGCCGTTGAGATAGTGACATCCTTGTCAAGGTCTAGCGCGTAGTCATATCCGCTGAAGATAGCGTTGAGTTCTTTGTCGGTGAGCTGACTCTTCCAATGGCTGTTGACCTTGTCCACATCCTGCTTGCGTGCTTCGCGCTCGGTGTTGAGCAAGCCTTGCAGCTCGTTGATCTTGTCGACAAGGGCTTTTTTCTCGCCACCCGTTGCACTGATAGCCTTCTCCTTTGCTTCGGCAATCGCCTTGGATAGCATCGGGATCCGGTTGTAGGTGGACTGCTCGCTTAGGATGGACTGCTTGATGTCATCATCGAAGCCGAACTCGTCAAGGACGTCCTTGATTTTGGTGTCAACGCTGTTGAGCGCGGTGGCGGTGAAGTGCTTCTTGACAATCGGGTTGATCTTGGCCTCGTCTTCTGTCATCAGTCGAGACTGAGTCATGGACACAAGGGTCGAAGGTACCTGCACCTGCATAAGAGCAGGGTTGGTGACTACCATCTTGATAGCCTCGTCAGCATTGTCAATGCCGATGCGGTCGGCTACCGTCTGGATATATTCAGCTAAGGTCATTAGTTGTTCCCTTCTCGGGCGTTGGTGTCTGTGTCGGTGTGAGGTCTACTGTCTTGGTCTTAGCGGCGACCTTAGCCTTGGTGACTTTGATGTCTTCGGACTTTGGTCGAATCTCGCAGATGCGGTCAAGGTTGTTCTTAATCATCTGCTCCCGCACGTTCATCTCGTTGTCGGCAGGGAACTCGTACCACAGCTGGCCGTCCCGCCATACTTCTAAGAATTTCTGTTTCATGTGTCTCGTTGTTGACTACAAATATACACCCGCTTCACGCGTTGGCGAACTGGTCACGCAACGACTTTGGAACAATGGCCGAACTGACAGGGCGAAGCTGGTGGTTGCAGTTGTAGCCGCCCCTGTTGATGCGGAAGTTGGCTGCGTTGGTGCCGGGTATCATCCCGTGTGGTAGGCCAGTCTTGTCATAGATAGGCACCTGCTCACCGCAGATGTCGCCGCTGACAATCTCTTCAAGCTGGCTGACGTGTATGTATGGCAGGCATCCCTTGGCCGCATCGGTCAGTGCCTTGCAGAACGGGCGGGTGGTCTCCTTGTTCGACCCGACGTAGATGTACCACTCAAGGCCTAGATCATCGCTCACGATTTGTGAGTAGTTGGCGCTGTACTGATTCAGGCTGTCGGTCACTATCTGCTTGGTGTACTTGACTAGCTTGCCATCCAGCCCGTCCTTGCCAAGGATAAAGTCCCGCGTCTGCTCAATGAACTCAGCCCTGCTACCACCGGTAGTGACGTTCTTGACTAGTATGTCCCGGATGGGTGAGACGAAGTTCGCCCCGATAGCGTCCTCACCTAGCGCGTCAACTACCGATTCCTGAGCAAGGTTCTGCACCTCCTTAAGTACGGCAGGCACAGTGAAGCGCCCGACGGTGGCCGTGAAGTACTGATTCTGCAGCTTGGTGACCTGTTCGTAGGTCTCTATCAGTTCGTCAAGGTCGTCAACGTATTCCTTGGTGAAGATGACCTTGTTGAGTTCAGCCTTGATCTTGGCAATGGTCTTGATATTCTTGACAGTTGGCTTGATACGCCCGTTGGATGTCTCAAGCTCAGAGGCCAAATCAAGCACGACGGCATAGGTCTGCTGCTGAAGGTCAGGCATCTTGCCGTTAAAGGTGTCAATGCGCGTCTCAATCAGCGACAGGATGTCTTCTATCAGGTCATCAGCCTTGGCCATCTACGGGTGTTGCAGGTCGAACTGTGACCTCGTTGGCGTACTGTGTCATGACCTGCATCTGCTGCTCGTAGGGCAGTTCTGCAAAGCCTTCTACCGACTCAAGCGCACGGGTCACGAACTTGTTGATATTGGCATGGATGACCATGTCATTGCGGGTAATAGCCCCAAAAGTCTGCTGAAGCGCGATGGTCTCCTCAGGCACGCCCGCGAACGGGTCAAGCTTGAGCTTCAACACGACCATGTCCTTGATGTTCGAGTCGTTGAACTTCTTCGATGCAAGCTCTATCTGTGCCGCGTTGATGATAGCCGGGTCGACCTTGGCTTGGGTCATCATGCTTAATTCATCAACCAACACCTTGCCTGATAGCATGTCGAAGCGCTCAGGCACGGCGATGTAGGGCAGCAGCTCGTTGATGTCGGACACGATGCCACCGTAGCGCCATGCACAGATGTCGTAGGTCACCTCGTCCATGATGCGGACGATGTCCTCCGCAATGCTATGCACGAAGCTGTACAGCTCTTCGCGGTCTACCTGCTTGGCCACCCCTGACTGAGACAGTGGAACTTCAGCTAGGAACTCCATGTTAATAGCGCTCAGTGCGTCGTACAGGTGTTGGCGGATGCGCTCTTCTTGTATCTTAACGATGCCTGTGTCCTTCTGCACGTAGCCAACAGGTGGCGTAGGGATAGCCGGATCGCCTGCGCGGGGTGCTGCAACAATCAGGTTCTCGTAGGGGTTGAACGGAGCAAGGCCTGAGCCTGTGCAGGACGGGCACTTGATAGGCGCTGAGTTTTCGCGGGGAATCTCACCCACGCCCTTACACCTTCCGCACTGCTGAGCCTGCATCGCCCACATCGTACTGTGGATGTGCTGAACAACTTCAGCTTGCAAGTCACTGTACTCACGCACCGCCTCGTTCATCTTCGGAACCATGCTGCTGATACGGGACTCGTACAGCACGCCGTCCTTGTAGTTCTCAAGGACTACCCCGTACATGGTACGGATAGGCATGTAGCCCAGCGGGTTCTCCATCTGAAACACCTCACGCGGCTCGCGGTCAACAAGCTCGAAGCGCTGAATCACGTCAGGCTGAACCATCCAATAGCCGTCTCCGTCGTCTTCCTTGAGCAGGTAGAACTTGCCCTCCTTGTAATCAATGATGTATTCAGATTCGAATATCATCGGATACGGCTCGTAGTACTCGTTCTCAGCTACCTCGAAGCGGGTCGGCAGGGTGAAGACCACCGCGTTGGCATCAATCAGGTATTGCTTCAACGCTACGTTGAACATCCAGTTGGTGAGGCTTCCATTGCGCGGGAACTTGCGCGTCAGGTAGGCTTCGGGCGTTTGGTCTTCAGCGATGACAGGCGGCACGTCCCTGTTGAATGACATCATCCAGTCGGGCGACTTGCGTATCTTGCTAAGGCTGTTGAATACCTTGGTGAACACGGGCTTGGTGATGGGCACGAATATCTTGCGCCTGTAGTTCTGAATGTCGGATGACTCAGCAGGTCGGCGCTCTTCTATCAGCTCGCCAGGGTACTCACCGTCAGCATGGACTTCGAGAGCCTCTTCCATTTCGACTGAGTCCTTGTAGTACTTATGCCGAACGCTGTAGGCGATGTATGGTTCAAGGAATGAAGGTGCTACTGCTGGCATCAGATGTGAGTTCTTTCTTTAAGTTGTGACCGTTTGTTAGCGATGGTCAGCGCTGGCATGTTCATCCGGTAGGATGCGTTCTTCATAAACTCTTGATAAATTCTAAACTGCTGCGGCGGCAGGTGATTGCCCCCTGCTGAGAATGCGTAGTACTGCCGCTTGATCTCCATCGCTGACAGCACCTTGCGGATAGCAGGCTGCCAGTAGGTTGGCTGCCAAGGCATCTTGTGGGGCTTGTGTTCAACGGCTGCAAGGGCTAGGTTGAAGAATGGCTCGTCGGGCTTATCCCCTGCGAACTGTCGGGTGTGTAGTTTATTCTCTTTGTAGAACTTTAGAGCACCTACAAAGATACTATCAGCGAGCTCCCCCTTGACCCAATAAATCCATTCAGATGATAGATCTATCCATTGGTTCACCTTGCCGTAGGCTTCTGCTAACTTGCCCGGGTCGACCCACTCACTGATACCCTTGTCGGGGTCGTTGACTCCTCTGTTGGCCATTGTCCACTCAATGCCTTCCATCTCTTGCCATAGCTGGCTGAAGTTGCACATCGGGCTGAACACCATGTCGGCATCAACGAACAGAGTGCGGTCGTAGGGTGTGAGCTTGTTCAGGTAGAACTTAGCGGTGAGCGGCTTGTCCTTGACGGTCTCAGGCTTGGGCTTGATGATCTTGTCGAACACCATGCGCTGCCCTTCGTGCAGATGGGCGAGTGCCGCATCGTCCGCGATGACTGCCACCCGTTGCTTGGGGTCGGCTGACTTGATGGACAGCGCTAGGTTGTAAGCGAACCGCCCGTAGAGCGGGTGCTTGAGGGCTATGGTTAGGATGCCTTGGGTCATGAGTAATAGATGGGTAGGGCGAAGTTGATACCACTTAAATCTGAAATTGATATTGACAATGAAGGCATAGGCGAAGGTATTGTTCCATTACAAATCACATTGACAGAAAGAAGTGCGCCTGATAATGTGCATGAAGTTGAAGTTGTAGATGTACCAAATACTGTGTTAATCTCTATGCCTATCGTTGTTGCAAAAGATGCCCTATCAATACCATCAGTTAAATCATAAGAACCTGTTGCGGCTGCTGCTTGTACACCTGCATCATCCCATTGTAAATACAAAACCTGTACTGCAGTCAAATCTAGTCCTGTTGTATCAAACTCATCCATCAACACCTGTACCTGAGTCAAGGCAGGCGGCAGCTGTATGATCTGCGGCGGACAGATAGTATTAGCCATCACCCCGCAGGCCGACCCGAAGATAGCCTCTTCATGGAAGACGGTCACGCGGGACTGCGCTAGGTTGTACCGCCCGTTCTCATTCCATTCAGGCTCGTAATCCTCGGTCGGGTAGTAGAACGCATACCCATCAATGAACAGCTTCTGCCCTAGCAGCTGCGTGCGTGTGCAGTCGTGAGCGTACTCGTCCATGTAGTCGAACCATGCCGTGCGGGCTTTCTGACTCTGAGCGTACGACCGCCCTGTGTTGCCACTGCTGTACAGGTACTCTTCGCCAGCGTTACGGTAGACGGGGTTGAAGGCCAACACCCGCAGGCGCTGTGTCAGCTTGAAGTCGGGGTTGGCGATGTCTCCGAAGTAGAAGCCGAAGGCATATCCATCGTTCCACGACTCGACTAGCTTAGTGCAGTCCCATGTTGCGCCACCAGACTTCAACAGAGCGCGGTTGACGCTTATGTATAGCACGTTGTTATCACAAGGGTCTTTAATGTCTACCCTGAGCGGTATGCAGTCGCTAGGGATGCCGTTCATGTTCCAGTCTAAATTCTCCCAATCTATGCACTGAACAAGCCTGTCATTGAATGCGGTTGGGGTTAGGCCGTCAGCCTTGTAGAAGTTGTTGTCACTTCGAACAGTCACAGTTGCGGTAGATACATCACCGTAGTCTTTCACATTGACCTGTGACACACATCCGTTGAAGTTGTCTGTCTTAGTGAACACAAGGTCAGTCCCAGCGGTTGGTGTTCCGTAGAACTCAAAGCTACCATTGCCCGATGTAGTTCCGAGCAGAACGCTGCCAAGATAAACCTCTAGCCCACCCTGAGTGCAGCTATCAATCACCAATGTCACGCCGTGGTAGTTGCCCGTAGTGGTAAACGCGGTCGTGTTGATAAGGTCACCTGAGTCAATCACTAGTGAGCAGAACTTGCCGTTGGCTCCGTCGAAACTGTATGACCAAGTAGGCAGGTCATCTGGTGCTTCGTCTTGCCAGCAGTCAGTCCATTGGTTAAGTTCAAGATTTACAATATCCCATGTATCTGCAACAGCCGTCCCAGTTACAAAAAAGGCAACTGTTATAGGTGTTTCGTATGCTGTAAAATATACATTATAATTTCCATCAGCATTTATGGTTTGAGCAATATATAGATTCGAACCTATAAGTACTGAAATATCAGCTGTTCCAGTATAGTTTTCTACTGTGAATGATAAATTGTAAACCGCATTTTCAATAGCCGTAAAAGTCTGTCCTGCGCTTGCTCCTAAAACATCAGCCCCTGCATAGGCCAAGGTTGAACTACCGCTAGTAGTCCACCCACCCGCTACTGTCCAAGCTCCTAACTCATCTGCACCCACGGGATCCATTACCATGTCAGGCTCACAGATAGGCTCATCACATTCTTCCAATATCCATTGAACGCAGGTGATATCCCCATCCTGAACGAGCTGGGCATAAGCCTTCGGGTCGTTGTTCAGACAGGGGTAATCTCCGATTGGCTTTTCGAAGATGAACGGCTGGTTAGGTATAAACTCAAGAGGCATGTTCTGATTCTCTATTGGTAGTCAGGACGAAATCCGCCCTACTAAATGTGTGATTGTACTTCAACTCTTTAATCCATCCGTATCGGTATGGCTGGTTTTCCATTGCAAATCCTATACGTCCTGTCGGATTATTCAACACGCCGTTGAACTCCTGCTGTGTCATCGGATAGCTAAACTTGTGTAGCTGAACCTTTATTAGGTTAGGGTCGATGTCAAGGAATGTGCCTCCGGTGATTGACGTGTCAACGACTTCAAGAAAGGTCTGTGATGCACTTGTCAATATAGTATAAAGCTGGCCATTGGTATATATATTATTGGCTGCAACTGTTAATGGATAGCTTTTAATTCTCATGGTGATATAATCACCAGCATTCATATTGATAATCTGATTATTTAGATTCCTAGTGAGTACGGTATTAAGTGAGTAACCAGCAGCCCAATATTGACCTGGTGCAAAAGCTCCAGCGCCTAAAATAGTCGAATGTGCGCCTATATAAAATCTATTTAAGAGATTATTGCTACTATCATAATGATCTACTGTAAATTGATAATAATTACCAAAACCACCAGACCCACCACCAGGATTTCCAAAAACAATAGTCACCTGAGCCTTGATATTATAAGCTGCTGTTTGTGGTGCTGTGTATTTCGCAGTTAGTGTGTCAAAATTATTCCCGAAATCAAACGACTCAGAATTTAAGAAGAAATTAAAATCCTCACTATTCAATAGATTAGTATGCTGAAGCAGTCCATTTCTGTACGCATACATTTGACCATCTTTACTATCTACGTAGTATGATGCCAAGCTTGCACTCAAGTCCTCAATGTATCTATCTGCTATGCTGGCATTGTTCAGAAGAGCATTGTAGTGATACTTGGGCGGGTTGATGTTGAACATATTGTCATTGGTCGTCCGCCCGGTATTGTCATCCGTGTAGATGCTATTGAGTAGGAATGTGTTGTTATCGTAGCCCTGGTCAAGGTTATCCACAACCCTCTGAATGATGTTGCTGCTTACTATCCAGTTGGCAGTTAGGTCAAGTGCCTGGTCAAGGTTGCAGCTACTAAGCAAATGGAACTCTTCAGCCTTGAATCCGAAGTAGTCAATATCCTCAGGGAAGTCAAGGGTCAGCGTGTCATCGGTAGGACTACCCATCTTGACCAAAGCGTAGAGCTTAGATGTATCGAAGCTAGTCTCAATCTCGTACACAGATGATGCGAAGAATGTGACGCTGTTCCCGAACAGATATTCAATCGACTCAATGCGTACTATTGGCGATGTGTATGGGTCTTCGACAAGCAAGACAATCGGGATACGCTTGTTGATTTCGTTGAACAGGTCAAGGAAGCTGAACGGAATCCATCTAGCATCTTCAACAGATGGAACTACACCCCTAAGGCGCTCGCCTACTGTGATGCACAATCCGTTCCAATTACCCGTAGCACCAAAGGTGTCGCTACGGAATCCGACTGAAGTCTCAGTCATGAAGTCAATGAAGTACCTGAATGCCTCTTCTATGCGGCAGGCTATTACTGTTCTGACTGAACTATTTGTACCTACGTTGAAGACCTCTAGGTCATACTGCTCAATCGCCGTGATAGGCTGCTTGAGCTTAGTGAACGCCCCGTCAAGCGATGTCTTGATGTTCTTGTTGTTGTTAATCTTGCTGAAGAACGACTTGTCATTGACCTTGCACTTGATGGTACAAGCACGCTCATCAACCACGCAGTCCGATATGAACATGATCCCATTGAAGATGGTCAAATAGTCATCATCGCACATCTTCTTGATTTCTACCACCACCTCCGTGCAGAAACTATCGTTTTGAATCTTGTCAATCAGGTAGTCGTAACCAGTTGAATCAAAGGTTAAATCGTACTCTTGAAACAACAGAAACAGATTCTGCTGATTATCCCGCTTGATAGTAGAAGACACGTCCTTCCAGTTGGTCGCAGATTCAACCAATGTGCCATCTAGGTAGAACTGAAACATCATAGCAGTTGACGCGGGTTGATTCCTTTCTTAAGTTCTGAAGCTATCGCCTGTGCAAGATAGTCAGCATTGTTGACATCTACGCCCTTATTCTTGGCCATTGCCCTGCCCAGCGCCTGAGTGTCTACGTCAGCCTTGACCTTGATAGTAGGCATCTCGCCTCCTGTGCGCTTCATGACTGCGCTGTTGAGCGATGTAGTGCGGATATCCCGCTTATACAACGCATCAAGTGTAACCTTGTTGAAGTCGAACACGGGCTCGTTGACTACGGTCATATTCTTGTTACGTGTAGTTACGAACTCGTTCAGCTCCTTGCTACTCACCTGCTTGGTGTAGATAGCCCTGATGACCGCAGCGTATTCCCTGTTGGTCTCAGTCGGGATGACCGCCTCACCTGGCCTGAGCATGGCCATGACTGAGTCGTCACCCGTGTCGTGACCGGGTACTGCGAGCGTTCCTTGTTTGAATTTAGGGAGCGGGGTCGCGATTATTTTGGCAAGGTTTGCTCCTGCTAAGGCAGCGGTAAATACCAAGGCAGCAGGAACGGCCGCTATTGGTTTAATTGTTAAAACATTGGTTAATGCCTCTGCAAAGTTTATGCTGGCTTGAAATATAGCCGCCTCCTTATTAGCACGGGCTTGCTTAAGCTTTAGTTGTTTAAGCTTTTCCTGATATTGCTCTTCAGTTATAAGTTCTTTTTCTTTTTGCTCTTCAAGTTCAGCTACCTGACGGTCGATGCTAGCGCTTTGAAGAGTTGAAATAAAATCAAATGTCTCAAAGAATAGCTCACGTTGTAAATCAGCAAGCTCCTTATCTAATGCCTTTTGTTCTTCAACTGAATCTCGCTTTAATTGCAAAGCTTTCAGCTCTTCTTCGGAATAATTCTGACCCCATAACTTCTTAATTGCAATCTGCTCTTCAAGGCTTGCTATCTCAGCGTCACGGTTTGCCCTACGAAGGTCATCTGCATCTTTAAAGTTTTTTTCATTAAGCAAAAGCTTATTCTGCAAGAGACGCTCTTCCGTGGTCAATGCTGCATTAGCTGCATCAGCTTGCTCATCCGCAATAGCCTTATTGATGTTGATAGCCGCAGTTGATGTCTTAGCCCTCAGCGCCGCAATCTTGTTAAGAATATCAGCTTGCTTTTCAAGGTTGTTGTTGGTAAGCTTGTCAGCTTCAATGACCGCCTCAAGGCTGACTATAGCCTCGTTGTTGGCATTGATTTCCTCCTGAAGTATCTGCGACTGCAAACGACCTCTTTGCTTGTCAAGGTCAAGCTCCTCTGTCTTCTTAGCAAGTCTTTGCTCAATAGCCTTAACTGACTCGCCAGTCTCGAAGTTGGCAAGCTGGGCGTTGATTAGCACGTTGTCCCTGAGTAGCTGGTTGATACGAGCCTGAACAGCTTCGCGTCCCTTAGCGCCGTTGAGCTGTTCTTTAAGTGCTGTCAGCGAAGCTATGCGAGCAAGGTCTTGCTGTTTTGTAGCTTTCTCAAGTTGCTCGTTAATAATCCTTTGAGCATTTTCACTAATTTTTAAATCTCCATTTTTAGCTCTTAAAGTTTGAAGAGCTTTTATTTCCCAACTATTGTTTTCAATCTGTTTATTAAGAATTATATCTTGTGATTGACCTTGTTCTCGAAGCAATGCAACAGCATCAGCTCTTATTTTTTTCTCTTGATCAATAAGATTACTAGTCTTAGCTATTTCATCATTGGCTACCTTACGTGCAGCAGCCACTTCTAGTTCAGCTTTTCTTAAGCTATCTATTTGAAAAATAGTTTTTTCTCTAAGATTAAATACTTTATTTATATCAAATATTTCTTGCTGACTTATGGAAAATGTTGGTTTTTGCCCTTGTTCTACAAGCTTTGCGTTCAAAGCATCATATTCAGCTATCAAATCATTTATGGCCTTTTTTCTATCGGCCTCATTTTTTCTGAATGCTGCAGTAAGAGCATCTACATTACCAAGTTGGACATCAGAAATCAATCTTTCTTCATCAACTCTATCTTTAGTTTTTAATAATAATTGGAAAGCTTGTTTATCTAATTCCCTAAAATTATCAATCTGCTCTTGTGTTTGTTGATTGGATTCAGAAGATAATTTGGTATACAAAAGAAATCCACCAACAAGAGCTCCAATAGCCGCAGCCGCAAAAAAAGCAGGATTAGCGGCAAGCACTTTATTAAAATTGCCTTGGACAACTGTTGCAGCTGAAGTAGCTTTAGTACTAGCATCAGTTGAAGTTTTTACAGCATCTTGTGTTTTTTTGTAAGTTGACAATACACTAGCTGAGTCACCTGCTGCACCAATCGTTCCCTCCAATGCATCTGCATAAGCTTCTGTATTTTCAGCAGCAGCTTCAGCTGCTTGTCCAGCAATCTCAAACCCTTTTGCTCCTGTACCTATAGCATTACCGGCACTAGCAGTAGCAGATACCACCACCCCTAAATCTTGAAAAGACTCCTTAAGCTGAATGATTGACTGCACACCTTGGGCAAGATTCAGCACTCCTTGCAGACGCTGGGCAATCTCTTGCACCCTTTCATTCTCTACGCCAAAAGCTTGTAACGCCCCGGTAGCTACTTGAAAAGCACCTACAATTCCTTGACCTATATTGGTGAATGCCTTGAACTTAT